CGTGCGCTGATCATGGTTGCCACTGTGGAGTGGTTCGCACCGGTCTCAAGCCATCCACGGATGACGGAGTGGCGCTGCTCTATTTCTTGGGACGTTGCCATTAGTTCGCTACGGTGGATTTAATGCCGCAGAGATCAGTCACCAGTTGTTTGTAGATTTCGCGGGCGTTTTCCCCTAAATCTTTGGGGTCTGCCAGTGCAGGACTGGGACGAAAGCGCAGCCGCTCAAGCTGGGCGAACTTTGAGTAGATGCTGCAGCCCATGCCGCCATGCCAGTGCATCGCAAACATGAAGTGAGCCTCGCAAATGTCGAAGCGGTCGAAGTGTGCCATAAGGGTGATGGCTGGGTCGTTGCCACCCTACTACATCAGACGAGATTTTGGGAATTTTCGGAATTCTCGGACAAACTGGAATTATTGAACTGGATCGGTTGACAGGCTGCCGGATTGTGTGTTCTACTGTAGGAGTCGAGTTGATCACCACCTATGACAACGACACCAAAAACCGAAACCACCGGCCAAGACAACGCACGCGCCAAACTGGCCACCATCGAGGCCATCTATGAACTGGATCGTTTCGCCAGGCTCTGGGACGATGACAAGAAGCTGTTCCCCTTGTCTGCTGATGCCGTCGAGATTTGCGAGGACGCTGGCTTCAACTTTGACACGGACGACCTGACCGCTGACCACATCCGCGACGCTGCCTGGGACGCTTGCCGCAGTGCTTGCCTGGGTGTCGATTATTCGGCCACCTGGTCCGCTGGCTGCAACTTTGACGGGCAGCCGGACAGCTTCAAGGTATGGTTGTCTGTCGGTGGGCCGTCTTGCTGGGTCACTGGTGATTTCGGCCTCCATGGTCACGTCGACGCCGACAGCCTGCGCTTCTGGTTCAGTTGGGCATCGGCTGCTGACTTCCTCTGGCTGGATGATGCACAGAAGGAAGCTCTGGCCTGGTTCGTTGGTGAGGTTGCACAGTGAGCACCTTTACACGGAAGCAAGCACTGGACCGTCTCTGGTCTGACGCATACGAGGATGCCTCATCCTTCGATGAACCGGAAGACGTTTGCCGGTTCTCTGCCGATCGTGTCCGCAGCTTCTACGCCGACTGCAGCGATGCCGTCTTGGCTGGTGCGCTGGAGGATCACCTGGGGTGGAGGCCTACCGTTATTCCTTAAGAAAACCGGGGCATCCACGGCCCCGGCTTCTTATCTGCTACAATACAGACACGCGGCCACCCACACCGCACAACCTCCACAAAACCCTGACCCTCCGTTCTAGCGAGTCTTCTACTTTCGATGCCTGGCGCGTTGGCGGCTGCCTCGCTGCCTTCCTGCTCTGCTGTGCTACCTATGCCCTCGTGTTCGCTGCTGAGGACGAGAGCAAGCTGCGCCGCTGCATCACTGCTGGTGCGACTGCTGAGCAGTGCCTGCTGACCGTCTACGGGCGGTGATGAGGTGGCCTGTTGGCTGCCTGCCAGGTTCCGCTTGGGTGCCTGCCGGGTGGCCTCCGACTGCCCTAGGCCTGCCGCTTAGGGTCTGCGGATTGCCTCTCTGCTGCCAGCCAGGCTGTCGTTCAGGGCTCCCAGGGCCTGTCAGCCGCTGCGCCGCAAGGGTTGCCAGGCCTGCTAGGTGAGAATGGTTATCACTGTCACCTAACAGTGCTTATTGAGAATGAGAATCATTATCAGTCAGGGCACCGCCAGCGGCGCTAGGCGCTATTGAGAACCACTCGCAACAACGAGGGGGGCACGGTTGCAAAAACAGTTCGTGTGTACTACCACACAGGGAACCTCCATAAACATCACAAAAGAATTGTACTGTACTAGGGGGTAGGGGTCAAGAATCTGGTGTGCTACAGCCGCCATGGCAAAAAATACGAGCACCCGTTACGTTGGCTGGAACGTTGTTACTCTTCAAGCAAGATTCAGTGAATCTCGTGGAAAACAAAGACGCCTCCGTGGGGCCTCTCGAAGAACCAAAGGAAAACAAGCACGCACCAAAAATCACGCGCTTTCACTACAAACGAGAGCAGCGAATCAAGCGCCTCTATATGCGCCAACTCGAAGGACTCCCAGCAAAACAGCTCGTCCTCGACCACGCCCAAAAAGAACAAATCAGCGAAGAAACCGCCTGGCGCGACTGGCGAGAGGTCGCAAACCTAAACAACCAAGACTTCGAGCTGGAACGCGAAAAATACGCCAGCCGCATCTTTTCAATGCGCCAAAAAGTTCTACACGCCGCCATCAAACGCGGCCAACTACAGACCGCCGCCAGCATCCTCGACTCCCTGGCACGTCAAGTCGGCTGCGACGTACCGACCGCCACCGAATCCCTGCCTGAAATCCGCGTCCGCGTCGAACCCCCCAACGAACTCCCTGGATCGGACCCCGCCCAACTACCTGCAATCGACATAACCGAAGCCGAGCATGTCGAAAACGATTGATGTCGCGCTAAAACCCGCCCAATACGAAGTATTTTCCAGCCAAAAACGCTTCCGGGTCCTCGTTGCAGGCCGCCGTTTCGGCAAGTCCTACCTGGCCTGCATCGAACTACTACAAAAAGCCGCCGCCAGCCCCGGCGAAACCTTCTTCTACTGCGCCCCCACCTACCGCATGGCGAAGGACATCGCCTGGAAAGTCCTCAAAAAGATCATCCCACCCGCTCTCATCCGCAGCAAAAACGAAACCGACCTCAAAATCGAACTCGTGAATGGAGCGACCATCGAACTCAAGGGCACCGAGAACGCCATGGCCCTCCGAGGCCGCAGCCTCTCCGGCGTCGTCCTCGACGAAGCCGCCTTCATGGAATCCGCTGTCTGGTTCGAAGTCATCCGCCCCGCCCTCGCCGACAAACAAGGCTGGGCACTCTTCATCAGCACCCCGGATGGAACGGCGAGTTGGTTCTACGACATGTGGTGCTATGTCCCCGAAGACAAAAGCGGCGACTGGCAACGCTGGTGCTTCACCACCATCGAAGGCGGCAACGTCCCACCCGCCGAAGTCGAGGCAGCCCGCGCTCAACTTGACTCGCGCACGTTCCGCCAGGAATTCGAAGCGTCGTTCGAGAACCTCAGCGGCCTAGTCGCCATCAGCTTCTCCGACGCCAACATCGACCCCGACGTCAAAGACATCCCCATCCTCCCGCTCCTCCTGGGCGTCGACTTCAACGTCGACCCGATGTCCGGCATCTGCGCCGTCAAATCCGACGACACCCTCTACGTCTTCGACGAAATCATGCTCACAGGCGGCGCCACCACCTGGGATTTCGCCGACGAAGTCATCAACCGCTACGGCGTGGAACGTCGCGTCGTCGCCTGCCCCGACCCAACCGGCGGAGCCCGCAAAACCGCAGGCGTCGGCGCCACCGACCACAACATCCTCCGCAAATCCGGCTTCACGGTCCAAACCCCTCGCTCCCCCTGGAAGATCCGCGACAAAATCACCGCCGTCAACACCGCCCTCCTCGACGCCTCCGGCATCCGCCGCTGCTACATCCACCCCCGCTGCAAAGAACTCATCAAATCCCTCCGCACCCTCACCTACACGACTGGAACGGGCCTCCCCAACAAAAACCTGGGCGTCGACCACGCCTTCGACGCCTTCGGCTACCTCGTCCTCCAACAATTCAACCTCGCAAAACCCTCCACCCTCGGCACCACCTCCTACCGCATCTACTAACGCATGACCCCAGAGCTGGAACGCGCGCTCAACGAGCTATATCGAGGCCAAACCAACGTCGCCGTAAAAGCCAAAGAACTAAATATCCCCTTAAAAGAACTACAACAGACACTTATAGAGTACATCAATAGAACCCCAATCGACCCTTCTGCCTGGTCCGACGACATCGACCCTGCCTGGCCCTACATCACCTAGTTACACTTCAAATAACCGCCTCAAACCCATGCCCCAAGGCCCTGGAACGTACGGCTCCAAAAAAGGCCGCCCCAAGAAGAAAAAGGGCATGAAAAAAGGCACCAAAAAGATGTGATGGCCGCCCGTAAGTTCCGCAAAACCCCCAAAGACCCCAAAACGGGAGTCGCAAAGAAGTACTTGTCTGGTGCGAAGAATCGCGCTGCAAAAGCAGCTGAGATTAAAGAAACGGCGGCCAAGTACAAACGAGGCGAGAATATCGATGTAAAGGCCGTTAGTCGTTCCCGGAGCGCCCAAGATGCCCGCAAAACCACTAAGCGACAGAACAAAAAAGGCCCTAAGAGAAAAGGCTGAGGGCACCCGCTTCACCTACGGCGAACTGGCCCAGGTTTACCGCCGAGGCCAAGGCGCCTACCTCTCCAGCGGCAGCCGCAACGTCTCCATGGCCGCCTGGGCAATGGGACGTGTAAACAGCTATATGTCGGGCAAAGGCGGCGCTCGCAAAGCCGACTCCGACATCTACAAAAAGTCCCGTTCCCGGAGCCGTAAGTAATGGCAATCGTCAACGTCACCGACATCAAGCGTTTCACCAACGTCGTCGAATACACGGGTGGTGCGATGACCGCCGTGAACGACGAGATGCGCGTCCACGCTCACGCCTCCGAATTCACCTTCGCCTTCGAAGTAAGCGGCGGAGCAAACTTCCAACTTGCCTTCGAAGCCAGCTTCAACGGCGGCACGACTTGGTACGAAATCGACACCAGCAAAACCATCAACGCCGACGGCGAATACGTCTACTACTACAGCGGCAAGAGCACATCTACAATCCGCTGCCGCATTGACTCCATTTCGAGTGGTACGCCGAGCATGACGCCCCACATCGCAGTGACATTTAACGGCTGATGGGCACCCGTATTGTTCCTGGCTACTGCAAACACATCGAAGTGGATGCAGACAACCACAGCACTATTGCCACCTTCACGTTCATGACTCCCAACGACGTAGAAGATTTTGCTGGATTGATGGTGCGTCTAGCATCAGGCATAGAAGTGATGATTTCAGTAGAGGACGATGACGATTGAGTATCGAGGTGAGCGTTTTGAGGGTTACAACAAACCCAAGCGCACCCCAAACCACCCCAAAAAAAGCCATGCAGTCCTTGCGAAAGTCGGCAACGAAGTAAAGCTGATTCGTTTCGGCGAACAAGGCGCAAAAACAGCAGGCAAACCAAAACCGGGTGAAAGCGAAGCAATGAAGAAGAAACGTGAATCATTTAAACGTCGCCACGCAAAAAACATCGCAAAAGGAAAGATGAGTGCCGCATATTGGGCAGACAAAGTAAAGTGGTGACATGACTTACTCCGTCCCAGGGCTCGTACGGACCCATCTGGTCAGTAGCTCCTACATGGGGAGTGTCGATAGCCCCTTCACACGCACCCGCGCCATCATCGACCAGATGAAAGGCTGGGAAATTATGAAGGCGGTCACGTCTGGAACGGAGTATTTACGCGAAAACAGCGAAACATTCCTGCCCCTCGAACCCCGCGAAGACTTCAGCGCCTACTTAGCCCGCGTCAACCGCTCCGTCTTCACGCCATATACCCAACGCCTCATCCGTGCCGCCGCAGGTCTAATCCTCCGCAAACCAATCAGCGTCACAGGCGATCCGTACTGGACCGAGGTTTTTAACAAGGACGTCGACGGCTGTGGTTCGGACCTCGACGAGTATGCCCGCCGCCTAGTCACTTGCGCCCTGACCTACGGCCACTCACACGTTCTCGTTGATTTCCCCGCACCATCCGAGGCCCGCAGCCTGGCCGAAGAACGCGCACTCAACCGCCGCCCCTACTGGATCGAAGTAGACCCCACCAACGTCTACGGCTGGCGACTGGATCGCGAAACCAACTACGGCAACCTGACGCAAGTACGCATTGGTGAAAAGGCCGTAGTCCCTGATGGCGATTTTGGCGAAAAAGTGTACGACCAAGTTCGAGTGATCGAACCAGGCCGTTATCGCGTCTTCCGCCAAGAAGAGCAAAAGCTTGAGATGCAGGGACCGTTCCCGTATCCCGCATCCTTCGACCAATCCGACGCAACCTCGGCTTACGAGCTAGTCGAATCCGGCGACTTCTCACTAGGAGAAATCCCCCTGGTGATGGTTTACGCCGACAAGCAAGACACCATGACCAGCCGCCCACCGCTGCTGGACATCGCCCACCTCAACCTGGCCCACTACCAACGCCAAGCCGACCTAATCCACAGCCTCCACATCGCCTCCCAACCGATGCTCGTCCTCGAAGGCTGGGACGACCAGACGAAAGACATGGCCGTCAGCGTGAACTACGCAATGGCGACCCAACCAGGTAACAAGGTCTATTACGTCGAGCCTGCCTCCAGCGCCTTCGAAGCCCAATCAGCCGAAATCAGAGAACTCCAGCAACAAATGGCGACATTGGGCATCAGCACCCTGAGCCAACAAAAATTTGTTGCCGAGTCTGCCGACGCCCGTCGCCTGGATCGCATCGACACCAACTCCATGCTGTCCATGGTCTCAATGGACCTCGAAAGCGGCCTGCAAAAGTCTTACAACCACGCCGCTAAGTACCTGGGAATCGAACCACCCGAAGTCAAGATCAGCCGCGACTTCGACCTCCAGCGTCTTATCGGCCAAGACATCGCCGCAATGTCCCAACTCTTCCAAGACGAAGTCATCAACCGCGAAGAATTCCGCGACATGTTGGTACAAGGCGAAATCCTCCCAACCGCAGCCGAAACCCCAGATTCCGCGTCAGAGCTACAGTAAAACCAACTTATTAGTTAGATCATGGCCAAATCCATGGATCGTGTACCGCAAGCGGACGGTACTTACAAGTGGGAACTGGTCGAAGTTACTCAGGACTACCTGAAAGAACGCGCCGCCAAAGAAGAGGCACTCAAGAACGGCACCCCCTTCCCTGGTACGGAACCCGCACCAAAGAAAACTATCCGTCGTTCAAAGGTTAGTAAAGTAGACGAGTCAACTAACTTCTAGTAATGGAAGAACAAGTCATCCAAGAGACGCCAGTGGCTTCTCCTGAACAGCCTGTGGCTGAGACTGCCCCCACGCCAACCGTAGACGTTTCTGCTTACGAGCAGCAAATCCAAGCACTACAACAGCGAGCCACCGAAGCCGAAGAAAAATACCAAGGCATCAAAGGCAAGCTGGACGAGCT